GGTTGACTCCGCAAATGGGAACCCGTGCTTAGCTAGATACTCAGCTACTACTTTCTGAGACCTGTAGCCCCTGTGTTTTCTGGACTGACTGGGCATCTCGTTCCTCCTTTTTAGCGAGGTACTCATCGATAACCTTTTGGTTCTCAGCGAGCTGAGCTTCCAGCAGTGCTATCTCTTGTTCAGATAACTTATCCTTGCTTTGTTCAAAGAACTGCTTGCCTAGCTCATTTGACTGAATGAACCGTGCCATGTTATAGTCAGCTCTAGCTGTTAGAAATGCCTGTTGTTCTGCACGACGGCGTTCAATCTTTTCCTGACGCTTACTCATTAGGCCTCCGCTAATACTGACATACGGCTACGTACAAGATTCTCTAAGTCCTCAATAGAACCATCATTCTTAAAGATCTGGTCTACCGGGTAATCAGCCAACTCTGATTCTGATACATGGTCGTTTACTGGACCAACTCCGCTTCTAGTTACACGCCATAGCTGTGAGCTCGGACCATCTTTAATCCATTCAGCCTCGTTCTCAAAGCGAACATCTGTTATGACAACGTTTGGAGTATTGACCTTAGACATTGTAATAGCAATCCAGAAGTCTTCCCCAAATTGCTCACGGGCTGTTACTCCAATAGTCTGAAGCAAACGGCGAACCTCTGGGGACTTCTTAGCCTCATCCCAACCAGAGCGGTCTACTAAATCACGAAGGTACCGTGGTTCAGATACTGTTGAGCCATACATAGGATTAACAGCGTATGCAAAGTCACGGATGGCGTCAGCAAATGCCAGACGTGTGTATCCATATTCTTCTACTAGAACTTTAGCTAGGGTGTCTTTGCCAGCTTGTGCGTAGCCTACAAGACCGATAAGCTCTGGGCCGTCTCCAAACAATGATGGTTGTGTCCAGGTCATGCTGTGAACCTCCGAGTTCTTGATCGAATACCGCCACCATCTGATGTACGGCGTGTTAGTTCTCTTGATACCAACATTGAGTCGCGCTCTACTTGCTGAGTTTTAGTACGGATTAATTCATGGAAAGCAAACTTAGTGTCCAGATCATGGCGAAGCTCTTGCATCTCTTCGCTAGCTAGATTATGAGCTTTAAGAACTGCAACAGTGTCTTTCTTGTTACCAGTCCAGTTCTTCAACATACCAGTAGCCTCAGCGTTCTTTAGCGCTGTCTCAGCTTCACGCTCGTTAACGGCAGCTATAGCCATAGCACCGGCAAGGTGATCTGTCCATTGTGTGAACTGTACGAACAGGTCCATGAGGCCTTCATCATCCAGCTCAGTTATATCTCTGGGCAGGGGCGGAATGTCGTACCCTGGTTTAGGAGCTAACGGGAAACCTAGTTCTGTCATAGCATCCACGACTCTCTTAGAGATTGACATTTGCATCCTCCTTAAATGGCTCACAACGCTCACAGCCTTTTACTGGATCAATGCTGCATAGCGGTGGTCGATTGTTCTCTACCGCCCAGGCTACATCTAGAGCCTTGTCAAAGAATTCTTTTACATAGTCATAGTTATAGGTAACCACGAACTCTTTATAATCTTGGTTAGCCTTAAGTTCATAGATAAATACGATCTCTTTAGGTGCTGCCTGTAGTTCACCAGCTTCTGCCATAAGATGACAGAGATGAAGGTACATCTGTCCTTGAAGCATGTGCGCTGGGAATGGCTGACGAATGTTACGCCAGGCCTTCTCAATATCGTTGTTAGCCTCAGTCAATAGACGAGGAGCTTCAAAGCGGATACTACCTGCTCCGATAGATTTGATTTCAATTAAGAAGTCTTCACCCAAACCCTTTACCCAGCCGTCAGCATGGCCGGAGATCATATGCTTGCTGCTATGTAGTGGGACTTCTTTATACTCAATAGAGTTAGATGGATAGCCAACTAAGTCCTTAGAGGTAGCCCAGGTATAATCTTTGGTCTTAGTGTCATACCACTTGCCATATAAAACGCCCATCTCTTTAAGCCAGCTCTGCCACTTAGCGTGGATTGTGTGGCCTTCTGCAAAGATGGAAGCTAGACGTAGGCCGGGCTTATCACGAACCTCTTTATAGTTTCCTTGTAGGGCATGGTACTGAGCCAGAGCACACCACTCTGGCTTAATAATATCTGATGGGTGGATAACACCCATGTTACGCTCATCGAAAGGCTTAGCAAGAACGTGACGCTCTACAGCGCCCATTAGTTTAGTCTCCCGCTTAGTAGTAGCTGCGAAGGTTCTAAGTTCCTTGCTTTCTATTGTTTTCTGCTGTGCCATATTTCCCCTCCAGATTGATCCACTCGTCTAGCGTATAGCCTTGTTTAGTGTACTTACGCTTAGCTGCATTTCGTTCTCTATGGGACATGCCACCAAAGATTCCATGTAGCTCATCGTTCTCAATCGCTTCCTTCAAGCACTCTTTGCGTACAGGGCATGGCGGTCTGCCATCCCTACCCCAGCAAATTGCTTTAGCTTTATCAGCAATTGTTTTGTATAACTCTTTGTCTCGTGGTGGAAAGAATAACTCAGTATCCTCTCCGCTGCACTTGGCACGGTATCTCCATGTCCAGGCAGGATCGTCGCTGTAGTCCAATTAAACTCCTTGTATTGAGTTGCGTAACTCAAAGAAATCCTCCTCTAATAGGACTACGTAGTTTTCACCGTCAAGATGAAGACCGAGAACTGGAGTTCTGCTGTCTAGTATTGCTTCTGTAGTTATCTTCTTTAGAACCTCTGATTTGATGGTGACCTGCTTTTTGCCTGTCCACTTGTGTTCAATCAGTAGTTCGTCGTTCCTTACATCTCCCTTACGAGACCAGAAGGCGCCTGAGGCGGCAGTGCGGCTACCGCCTATCTTCTCTGCTAATCTCTTTTCGTGCTTCAGAGAGTTCTTTTGACCCTCACTCTTCATCGGCAACCATAATCGCCGGTGCGTGCTTTAGAGTATCCATAACCGCTGCACTGATCTCTTCACGAAGATCAATCTCTTCACGTAGGGACTCAATGAGAGCTGGAGCTCCTTGCCACTTACGATCATTATAGTACATCCAGCCACCTCGACGTTCTACGATGCCATTGAGGATAGATAGAGCGACTATTTCCTTACCTGTATCGTAGCTTCCAGCATCTACTGGTCCACCCTCAGCAAAGTAAAAGTCTAGGTAGGCTGTCTGTTGTGGAGGAAAGGTCTTGTTCTTTATAGTACGGACACGGATAGTTTGTCCCACGCGACGTTTATCCTGTCCGGTGCCTACCTCGAGCCACTCATCACGCTTAATCTCGCAACGAATACTGTAGGCATAGTCTTTGCCAAGACCTCCCGGTGTAGTACGAGGATCGCCATGCATGACGCCGATCTTCATACGATACTGATTAATCATAATACCTAGAACAGGGCGCTCTTCTTCGATAAGATCACGACGTGTAGCTGAGGCTACCTTACGGAAGAACTTATTGGTGATTAGAGCTCCTCGTCCAACGGTGAATTCTTCCATTGTTTTCTCGTCCTCTGCGCTAGGAACAAGAGCGGGGAGAGAATCAATAACGACCATATCAATAGCTTTACTTTCCATGAACTGAATAACCGCGTCAAATGCACCTTCCATGTCGTTAGTTTCTACGAGTAGCACGCGGTCTACGTCTACCCCACAAAGCTTTGCATACTCAGCATCAAATGCCTCGGCTGCTACCCATACTGCAGTAAAGTCTGGGTTCTTGTTGGTTTACAGCGATAGTGCGTAGGGCTACAGCAGTCTTACCGTGTGATGCTTCCCCCACTAGTTCAACCCACTGGTTCATAGGCCAACCCCCGCCTAAAACTACATCTAGGGTTAAGGAGCCTGTAGGAATACGCTTTGGTAGACGTACTTCGCCAGCAGATACAACGGTGTTTGCACCCATCTTCTTATTGATGACTGCCGCTACTTTAAGAGCTTCTGCGTTAATTACTGCCATTATCCGATCCTATCTACGATTACGTTTGGATTAAACCCTGATGTGTATGGTTGTTTTGCCGCAATTGTTGGGCCACCGGAACTACCGCTTGGCATACCAGCACCACTACCAGCTTGAACGATTGGATAGCCGCAGTCATAGCAACGCTTTAAGGATGTGCCTGTAGGTGCCATATAGTTTCCAGAACCACAGCCAGGACAGGTGCTGGCATCACGGGCACTCATGGCCTTAGATACTAACTGGTCTTGTTGTGGGTCATATTCAACACGTGGATTTTGTGGCTGTTGTTTTGGCACGTATACTTGCTGACGTGGTGGAGCAACCGGCGGTGTTGCAGAACCATTAGATGGTGATCCATTGAGCTTAGTAGCCCACCAATTATTACTCATGATCTAGTATCTCCGATTCGATTAGTCCAATATCAACAAGCGCTGAGATACTGGATATGGCGGAAGATAGGGCAATGACCTTAAATAAACCGGTCATCTTCTCTATATCCTCATCTGTATCAACAGCGTCTTCATTTTCCAAAACATAGGCTGCTACGGCTATCTGTGCTGCTATGCCTGCATGTGAATCTATAAAGGGAATCAATGCCCCGATCTTTTCCAGACGCTCTTCACTAGCACGCTCTTCCATCTCAGCAACCTCTGTTGAGATAGGAGAAAGTCCTAATAGCTCTGCAATGCCCTCTGAAGGGGTAAGCATGGTATCGTAAATAGCCTTACGTACTAAACCCTCAATAGGATAGTGCGACACCTGAATCTGAGGTGCCTCCTTCTTCTTACGAAACCATTTCATTTAGCTTCTCCCCACCTTTGTACTATTTTAACATCTGCTAGCAAAGGTATATCCAAGGCATTGATGCCCTCCATTGCAAAACGAATAGCCTCGGCTGTTTCTTCTGCTAGGTGTGTAGGAGTAACTGTTACTAGTTCATCGTGAACGGTTAATATAAGGTTTGCCTCTGCTGGAATCATCTTAGAGGCACGAACCATAGCAACCTTAATAAGGTCTGCTGATGATCCCTGAATCATTGTATTAAACGCCTGACGTTCAGCACGAGCGCGTTCCCACATTACAGAAGAACGCAAACCCGGTAGATAACGACGACGGTTAAGTAGGGTGCTTACATAAGGAACCGGAGCTTGGCGCTTTGCATTTGCTACGACTTGGCGCTTGTACCGGGCAACTGATGGGAACTTAGCAACGAAGTCATCCATAAGACGTCTTGCTTCGTTAACAGAAATCCCAATCTTGTCTGCAATCTTATCAGGTCCAACACCGTAGGCGATAGACAGAACGAGTTCTTTTCCAGCAGCTCTATCTACACCAACGGTGTCACCGACTGTTGTGTACAAATCCTCACCGGTGATGTAGGCGTTGCACATAATTCTATCTTTACTGAATGAGGCAATTACTCGTGGCTCAATCTGGGAGTAGTCAGCTACTACAAGGGAGTGCCCTTCAGGAGCCACGAATAAATTGCGGATCGCTTTTCCATTTGCGGTGCGAGGATTAGGAACGTTTTGCAAGTTAGGGTTGCGCGAGGAGAAACGTCCAGTCTCTGCACCGTACTGTACGAAGTCAGTATGGATGCGACCGTTGACCAGCAAGCTTTTCTTAGACACAACTTTTTGTTTCCCAAGAAGGGTGCGAGTTATATCCCCGCCAAGATAGGGAACAACGTACGTGGTAAGCAGCTTGTTCAGGTCGGAATAAGTAAGAAGCGCATCGACAAGCGCATCCTTACCTGCGAACATTTTCAGTGCCGGTTCTGCAACTGAAAAATCTGAAACGGTGGGAGGCAGGCCCTCGTCTGCCCTCTTCTGACCAGCCGGAGTCATTACCTTTGGACGTAGCCCACGGCCACCGTTTTTCTTCAGAGAAAAGAGTAACTTTTGCTTCTCAGGTACGGAGTTAATATTAAAAGCTTTACCAGCTAGCCGGTAGATCTCAGCCTTGGTATCTTCTAGCTGAACCTCTAGATCTGTCTTAAGCTTAGCAAGCTGACTAACATCTATGTCAGCGCCACGTAGTTCCATCTTGCAGATAACTTCTAGGGTATCCATCTCTAGGTTAAACAAACCTGATAGGCCATCCTTCTTAAGCTTGTCTGCATACTTCTGCCACAACTTCCAGGTCCACTCAGCATCTAACGCTGCGTAGGTTGCTACCTCATCATGGGAATACTTCTCAACTTCTTTACCCACACCTTTTACCATGTGGTAATCAAACTCACGCTTCAAGCAATCATCAAGACCTAGGTTGAGTTGGTTACGAGTATCTAGGATAAATGCTGCATTAAGTGTACAGGCGTATGGTTGTGCAGGCAGTGCACCAATGTACTTGGAAACGCTCTGCAAGTCAAATTTTAGATTGTGCCCAATCTTTGTCTTATCGCTCATAAGCAAAGGCTTGAGGGCAGAGAATACTTCTGCTGGTGTTAATTGCTCAGGTGCTTCACTAAAGATACGTGTAGCCTTACGCTCATCCTTGCTGTAGTCAATAGGACGTAGCTCTAAGCCCTTAGCAATACGTGCTTGGGCTGATGGTAGTAGTGGGTATTCTGTACGAAGATACTCGCCATTGGGGTGACCCATAGGAATAACATCTACGCGGTCATAGGTAGCCAGGGCAATCCAGGTAACGATATTCTGACGTGGGTCTCCACGGTGGTCGCCTACTGTTTCAACGTCAAAGCAGAATGCGTCTACCTTAGAGTAGGCATTTACTAGCTCTGCTAGTTGTTCTGCATTGTGAATAACGTTCATAATCTCCCCCTTAGTAAATACCGGGGGCATGCACGAGAAACATGCCCCCGGTACCTATAGATTAGTTATAGCTGTTGGCAGCGTATTCGCGAGCAATTTCAGCAAGTTCAGCCTTGGTTGAGGTGTAGAGTGCCTCACGTCCAAGTGGCTTCAATGGCTTAATAAGCTCTGCTGCGGCAACTGGATCTATATCCCAATCTTCAGCGAGATCGCGTTCCTTTACTGGAACAATTGAATAGGTGGTCTTGGTGCCGGTACCTGACTTAGATACAGCCCAGTAAATATCTGGACGGTTAAGAGGACCGGTCTTCTTGTCGTTAGCAAGTTTCTCAAGCTGACCACAGAGACGAATACCAACAATCATCAATTGCAACTGTGGCTCTTCATCTGACAAGTTAAGTACGGTGAATGCAAACTTTTGATCAGGCTTGCTTCCTACCTCGATTAGAGGGTCGCCCTCACCAATACTGATGAATGACTTCTTGCCTGGACGATTAATCCAGTGCTGCATGAATGTCATTGGTTCTTCTGAGATAATCTTAATCAACTGTGGTTCTGCTTCAAAGCGAAAGTCTGATGCATAGGTCTTGGTTGATTTAGCAACTGCCTTGCGAGCAGCTTCCCAGCCTGTTTGAATAATCGAAGAACGATCAGATGTGTCGTCTTCGTGCTCTTCTGTAAAGAGTTCTTCCAAAACTTCAGAAGAAGGTGTCATGTAAGAATCTACATTTGGAGTTTGTGCAGATGCACGTAAGTTTGCAGCCATTTTCATTTCCATTCCATTAGTCATAGGTCAAATCAAGAGTGTGTCTCTTGATGGTGAATCTCTGTCCACTTTTCCATCAACTCGATGGATAAGTCTGGATGTCGATTCCAATCAATTCGCGGTGCTTCTAGAAGTCCACGAGATTGAAAACACTCTAGCGTACACTCTACAATAGCTCTGGAGTACATCCGCCAACCTGGCTTCTTTACACCGTTCACCATCATAGACTTTAGCCTGTAGGGAGCACGAGGGATGTAACCCTTACGCTCCCACAGTCTAATAGTAACTAGAGGTCGTCCAAGTGCCTGAGCTAGCGCACCTGCACTGAATAAGTCTACCACATTGCCGTTCGGTAGGCGCTTCTGCTGCACATCGGCATCCCAAGATTCGTCAGAATTTTTAACTTTCTTAGGCTTAGCCTTGGGGTCTACTGGCCTACGCTTACGCTTAGAACCCGGGTAGAACTCCTCAAGTCCAGCAAACATTCTATCTACGGCGTCAGTCATGTTATCCCTTATTAGGTACGAAAGCCCAAATTTCTTTCTTAGAGAACATACTATCAATATCAGACTCAGTTAGCAAGCCGTCATACAGACAGGCCATAACTTCATCCTCTTTTAGTACAGGCTGCATGACATAGCATCGATCAAACAGGCCCTTTTCCCGTAGGATGGCTTCTGCTGATGCTTGGTTGAGTGATTGGATTACGCGGCGTTCACGCTTAAGAGAACGATAGCCTTCTATTTCCTCGGGTAGAGGATAATGAAGATTACCCTTTTCATCAGGGATGCCATCTTTATCTACAATTTCAGATAGGTATGACTTAATCTCATCTTGTTCTTTTGTTAAGTCACTAACTTGTTTCTTTAAGAATACAAACTTCTTAAACTTTTCCGTAAGCGGATTAATTGTGGGCTTCGTAATATCTCGTGAAGCCGGTGCGATATTTGGTCTCATATGGTCTCCCCCCATAGATTATATGTAGTACTCCAGTAGGCCCGAAGGTATCTACTGAAGTACTACGCTAAGTATAGCAGACTACTTGATCTTAATAATCTTCGGCTGCAGTTCTTCAGGAAGTTCTTGCTTTAGTAGAATACGAAGCATTCCATCCTTCAGCTCTGCGCCCTCTACTACGACGTACTCTGCCAACACGAAGTCTTGTTTAAAGTCTCGGTTAGCTATTCCATTGTGTACGTACTCGTCCACAGATGGCAGTTTAGAGCCTTCTACGGTCAACTGGAGCTCTTTTACTGTGATGGTGATATCTTCCTTACCAAAGCCTGCTACAGCGATCTCCAGGACGTAATTGTCCTTAGATTTGAAGATGTTGTATGGAGGATAGCTAGCTTGCTTAGCTGCCTGGCTAACGCTCTCTAGAGTTTGCAAGAGCGGATCAAATCCAATAGCCCAACGATTAAACTGTGGGAACAAGGATTGGATTGTTAGCGGCTGTGGAGGCGCTGGTTGCTTAGGATGCTTAGACCATGGGTCCTGATAACGATCCTTAAATGGATCATGTGGACCTGTATTTTGATATGGATGTGCCATAGTTATATCTCCTTAGACGATATAAGTTAACTAGAAGCCCATTCGGCGCTTCTAATTACAGTATAGCCGACTTTTAGAGATTTTGTCTAACTAATGAACTCACCTTGTAATTGAGTGAAATTTGTCTTACTCCAAGGATGCCCGTCAAGACCGGATGATCTCAGATAGCGACCTGTAGAGTCTGACCTCTTCAAACCCTCCCATTGAGACTTAGCCACCCCGTCATACCGGATTAGAGGCTCTGGCTCCCCGGTAGGGTCATAGGTACCAGTTGCCTTGTTCTTCTTCACCGGAGCTCTAAAGATGATTACTAGCGTCTCGCTATCGTGATGATAGCCGCACTGCTCCGCTCTATCACGTTTATCTGCTTTGTCCGATTTATCACTTGTAGGTGCTTCAATCACCTCAAAGGTAGATGGCCATGTACCGATACGATTACGAGTAGGATTAAAATCAAACTCTTCATCTTGGAGCTCTTCTAGCTCCTCAGTAGCCTCAAGCTCTTGAGCTTCCCGCTCTGCTCGTTCCCTGGCAGTACGCTGTATTAGAGACTCACGCTTAGCAGGATATAACCGCCCATTCTTACCACGGTAATATCCCTCAGGAATGTTGTTATCTGCCATGGTGTAACTATACCACGCCCTGATAGGCCACTGTCTGCATTTAGAGTTTCCTGAGAATTATTTGAGCTTGCCTATTAGAAAACACCTACCTATGATCATAGG